TCGATCGCCGTGAACGTGTCCTGATGGAGCGTGTTCCACTTGACGTCGAACGCTCGGCTACCACCCGCAAGCGAGGACACCGCGTGCGAGCCGGAGCCGGTGAGGAAGTCGAACGTCTGCCGCTCGAAGGTCCGGTCCATGCCGTCCTTCGGCCACGGCATCGTGACTAGCGCACCAGGACGTCCGAAGTAGACGTTGGGTACCTGTCGCTCAGTCCTTGCCACCGCGTGGCCTCCTTCCAGCCGCCCACGACTTACGCCGCGCGCCCTCATCCGCCGTCGTGGCAACCGTAACCGGAGCGCCGGTCATGGCGTCAATCGCAATCGTAGCAATCGCTTGACCATCGACCTCAAGGTGGTACGGGCCAAACGACGTCGCGCCAGCATCCCCAGGATCGAAGCCAGGACGCCGAGCGCTCGCGGATCCCGCCACTGCATCCACGAGCGTCGGCGCAACCTGGGCGCCCAAGGTGATCGACGGCTGAATCACAGCCCTCGCAAGGGCGGTAGCCATCGCGATGACCTCACGGAGCTTTTCCTTGATACCGTTGATGAGACCTTCGTCGATGTTGACGCCGGACTCGAAGAACACCCGCGATGGCGAGAAGATCTTAAGCGCGGAGTTGAATGCGCCCTTGACCTTGCCGCCCAGTCCGCCAATCAGTCCAAGGACGCGGCCGATGCCGGACTGGATACCGTTGACCAGACCATCGATCAGCGCCTTGCCTGACCCGTAGAGCGCGGAGCCGAGATTGCCGAGCGCCGACCGGACGCGACCGGGCAACCCGCGACCGATCGAAACTGCCCCCGACACGCCGGAGCTAAATGCGCTCTTCAGCCGGTTCCAGGCCGCCGTCGCGATGTTCGCAATCAGCCCCGCGAGGCTCGCGATGGCGCTAGCCGTCCGGCCGGGCAACCGGCCCGCAGCGGAGATCGCCGAGGAGATCCCGGACACCGTGCGCGAGACAGCCGCATTCCAAGCCTCGCTGATCTTCGCGCCGATGAGGCTCGCGAGGCTGGCGATAGCTGCAGCAGCCTTCGGCGGGAACTTGGTGAAGAGTCCAACGATCAGCCCGATGCCGAATCCTACGGCTATCGCGCCTTCGGTGAGCATGTTCTTCAGCGCCGTCACGATCAGGCCCGGCAACGCCGCGAGCGCGGCCCCGATCTTCGGCCCTAGCTGGATGAACCAGTTGATAATCCCTTGGCCAACAGAGATGACGAAGTTGACGGCGGCTGTGAGCGCGTTCCCAATCACCGTTGGGAGATTCAAGATGAAGGTGATGGCGGACTGGATCGCGCCGACTACCAACGTGCCGAAGTTGATGAAGGCCGCAGCGACCGCAAGCACGATCGCGATCGCACCGGTCAGCGCGCTGGTGACTAGCACGAAGCCCTGGACGATGGCCGGCAGCAACGGGATCAAGATCTGGATGCCCTGGACCATCGCGCCACTGATCGCCGTAGCCAGCTGGACCAGGACCGGTAGTAGCGTCTGGCTGGCCGCGAGGATCTGCGGGAGGACCGGCACCAGCGCGTCGCTGAAAGCCTGCGCTAGCTCAACGATCGCCGGAGCCAGCGGGATAAACGCTTGCAGGAGTTGGGTTCCGAACACCGCAGCGAGCGGAAGCGCTTGAGCCACAAGCTGAGCGAAGACCGGGGCCAGCGTCGTCAGAGCCTGGCTGAAGGCTCCGCCGAGAAGCGAGATCACCGGCGCGATCTCCGAGGCCAGCACGCTCAGCGCGCTACCCAGCTGACCGGCCAGCATCCCGACCAACTGCGCCAGCGGCGGGAGTAGCGGGGCAACCGCAACCAGCAGATCCGCGATGCCCTTCGCGAGCGGGCCGAACGCCGGAGCCAGCGCCTCCACCACTTGCAGCAGTACGGGCCCAACGCCTACCGCGATCTCCTTTAGCGCCGGGCCGAGCGCCCCCGCGAGGGCTCCGGCGAGCACCGTCACGATTGGGGCCAATTGCTGTGCTAGCGCAAGGATTCCGCTGAAGAGCGTCCGGATTGCCTCGATTCCGGCGTCCGACTTGAGGAAGGCTGCGAACTGGCCGGTGATTCCGGCGATGGTGTTGAGGAGACCTCCGCCTGTCTCGTTGGCTGCATCCAACACCGAAGTCAGGATCGAGCCGACGTTGGCGACGATCGTACCGAGCGTCGACAGCGTATCGATGGCGATATCGATCCAGTTCTGCAGCCGACCATCCTGCGTGATGCCCGTCAGGAAGTCTGCGAACTTGGTGGCGACGCCAGAGGCTGCTGCTCCCAGTCGGTCGAGGAGCGGAAGTCCAACCGTACCAACACCACGCAACGCTTCGAGAATCGGCGTGATGGACGGCGTGACGTTGGAGATGATCCCCCGGAACTTCCCGAGCGCGGTGTTGACGAAATCAATGGTCTTGGAGGAGAGTGCGAAGTTTCCAACTTCCTTCGCGACGCCGGAGAACTGCTTGGCCATCCCCTGCAGTTGCGGGCTAAAGCCCTTCAGCGCGGATACCAAGCGGGGCAACAATCCCTCAAGGTTGTTGCTGAAGAATGCGTCCTGAATGCCCTTCTGGACGTTCTTGAGCTCCGGAGCCGTTGCCTTCAACGCCTTCGCGAACGCCTGCGCATTCGGCGACAGTTGCTTCAGCGCCTTGTCGAAGGCGGCTGCCTTCGCCGGATCGAACGCGTTCTTGATGACGTCGTCCATGCCGGAGAAGGCAGCCTTGAGAACCTGAACCGCAGCGATCGCACCAACGAACAGACCCGGTAGGGCCGCAGCCGTCGAGCCGATCGCTACCAGATCGGGGATGATGCCGAGGATCTGGATGCCGAGCGCCGCTGCTTGGACAGCGGCAGTCGTTAGCGAGGTGATGAGGCCGGTCAGCGCCACGCCCTTGCCAAAGCCCTTGAGGGTCGCCCCGAACTTCTTGAAGTTGCCGTCGCCCTCTTTGGCCTTCAGCGCGAGCTTGTCGATGTCCCTCTCAGCGCGGTCAACGTCTTTCTCGCTGTTGTAGTCGAGGATGATCTTGCCGTGCGCGGTTCCCAAGTCGTACGACATGCGACCTCCCGACTACCGATACCGCCTCGTGCTGGGGACCCATCGCCGCAACACCTGATCTGCCTTCTGCATCGCCTGCTGCTTCGACTTCGCCTCGCCGGTCGCATCCTGGATCGCCGCGTCGAAGGAGGTACCCCACCGGACCACCGCTGCGTCGAGGCAGTACGCCTCAAGTCCAGTTATTCCAACGATTTCTGAGTAGGGTCGCCGGAGGGACTTCGACAGCCCCCAGGCGCGGAAGAGTTGGTCAGGCGTGACGAAATCGATCGAGCGCCTTCACGCCCTTCATCGATTCCTCCATGATCGCCATCCGGTCGACCAAGTCGACGTCGCCGATGCGGATTCCGCCGGAGGGCACGTCCGCGTCCGGGAGGTCATCTGAGTACAGCTTGGGCTCCACGACGGCCAGGAGTACCAACTGATCGATGGTCTCCAGGAGCAGCGCCAGGTCCTCGCGGGACGGTATCTGCTGCTTCTCCGGCGGCACGCCCTCGGCATCCTTCACGAGGGTGTCGGCCAGACCCTCCAACCGCGAGACCTTATCGAGCATCCCGGCCTGGAGCAGCTGCTGCGGCTCCAACGGCCGCATCTTGCACGTCTGTCCGGACGGGCACACGAAGTCACGGCCCTTCGTGCTGCCGGCCCGCGACGCCCAGACGTTCGCGCTGGGCTGAACGGCAGGCGGCACTGAGGATTCCTCAACCGCGCGGTGCTCCGGCCGGTAGAAACCAGCTGTGCGCGCGGCGTTGAACTCCTCCAGCGTCATCGCCTGGAGTTCGAGCTGGGTGTACATCTTATCGCCTGGCATCTCTGTGCTCCTTGGCTCTTTCGTTGATATTGTTGAGGAACCGGGGTGCGGCAGCTACGGGACCGCACCCCGGAGGTCCTCGTTAGGCGATGACCGCAGCAGTCTCGTTCGCGATCATGTCCCACACGGCCCCGACGTTCGCAGCGGTGAGCGTCGCGATCGCGTTGCCCTCCGCGTGCGAGACCCAGAACTCTTGGTCCTGGTGGGTGCCGGAGATCTGCGTTGCCTTCGAGCGGTGGAAGACGATGTGGTTGTCGCCCCCGCTCTCCGACAGCGACTGGCCCTCCAGGAAGAAGTCGGGATAGGCGTCCGTGCCCATCCGTCGCCACTTCTTGACCACCGACGGCGTGGTGCCGGTGGACGATACGGCGCCACCGGCGATGACGGTGTACGCCTCGAAGCTGATACCGCCGGACTCCAGCGTCCACGAGACGTTGTCGATGGTGACCCGCTGGGCGATGACCTGGTCGTCGCCTCGCAGCACCTGACTGGAGGTTTCCTCTTGGAACTCCAGGGTCTGCGCGGCCGGGAGATCCACCAAGGTGCCCTTGACTCCGGCGTTGTCGAGCGTCGCCACCTTGATATCCCGCAAGCCGTACGGCAGGCGGTGAATCGCAATCGCCATGTCTCACTCCTTCCTGCTACACGATTTCGCGGTACCTCTTGGTACCGAGCAACTCACCGGTCAGGCTGAACCTGTGTAGTACCAACACTCCCGGCTCCTTGCCGCAGCGGGCGCTTCGGCAAGCGAACTCTAGCTGCCCATCCACGACCTCCGCGAACTTGATGCCGGACGGGCAGCGGATCTCTAGGCGCTGATGCGCTTGTAGCCCGGCGTCTTCTCCAGCACCCGGACGACGTTCGGGTCCAGGTCCTCCACGGCCACCAGCATCTGGTTGCCCTTCTGGCCGACGCTCGGCCCCAGCGGGTCGCGCTCCCACACCACGTCCTTGGTGAGGGTGACGCCGTTGCGCTTCCACAACCCGTCCCCCTTCGGAATGGTGTGCGTGGTGAGGAAGGCGGTGCCGTGCGGCTCCTCGCCCATGTACTGGATGTACTCCCGCTTGGTCGCGTCGTCCGCGACTTCGTTGGTCTTCTCGTCGGCCATTAGAGGCTCCTTCCGGCGATTTGCCAGCTGCTGAACTTGTAGTTGGTGAGGTACTCTTCGTCTTCCTGATCCCCAGAGTCCCCAAGGTAATCTGCCTGCGCGACGTACCCATCGGAGCCGGTGAGGCCCATGATACCCGTGAGGTGCGGATAGATGCCGCCGGAGCGATACGGTCCGCCCAGCAGCGCCTCGATGCGTCCGTAGTTGCCACGGTCGTCGTGGGCGTCGATCCGTAGCTGGTGCAGGAACGCACCAGACGCGTTCGACGCGACTGGCGCAATCCAACGGAGAACCACAAACGGCTTCTCCGGGACGTCGATTACCGCGCCGGGCTCAAACCAGCGCTCCGTTGGAACTAGGGCCGTTAGCGAGGTGTCCGCGATGAGCAGGTCCCGGATCGTGGCGCGCATCACTTCCCCAATCGATCGAGGATCTTCGTGAGCGTCTTGATGACCTTGGGACCGTATGCCTGCAGCGTTGGGCGGATGATCGGCCGGGCCTTCATGAAGCGAGTCCCCAGCTCCAGGTAGATCCCGTACGTCACCGAGTGCACCAAGACAATCACGAACTGGGTGGAGCTTGATGTCTTGGCCGCGAACGCCGTCAAACCGTTGCGGGCGTTGGTGGTCCGGTCCTTCCACGGAGCCGTCTGCTTCATGTGGGACTCGATCCGGCCGTCCCAGTACTTCGCTACCCCGAACACGGCGCGTTGGAGCTTCTTCTCCATGATCTTGGGGTTCTCGAACTTGGAGCGGTCGAACCGGAACGAGAAGTCAGCCGCCAAGATAAGCCACCTCCCCCTTGACTTCGTACTGGGAGTTGGCGTTGACGAAGACGACTTGGTACCGGCGTCCGGCAAGCGTGTACTCGTCGAACCGCTGGATGTCGGCTCCGGCCGGACCCATCAGCGTGTAGGAAGGGCTCACCTTGCGGCCGTCCGCCATCAGACGCTCCTGCGCGCCGTCCTGGCTCGGAATGTGCCGGAGGGACTGAACGGCAACCGGTACGGGCGCTCCGGTCACGTAGCCGCCCTTGCCGTTCGACGTCCGCGCCGAGCGCTGTAGCTCGATGTCCGAGGAGTCTGCCGCGATGAACTGCGCGGTGAGCTTCCGCTGGACGGCCAACTCTCCGCTGGCGATCATGAGCGAGTCAGCCGTTGCATCCGCACGCCCCGCACGGCATCGCCGGTACCCGGCGCGGTGGGGTCGGCGTCACCCATCGCCTTCGCCATCGCGAGGGCGTTCTTGCTGAGGTCGCTCATCGAGCGGCTGGAACCTGACTCGGAAACGTTGACTAGACTGGCGTAGCTAGCCGCCTTCTCTAGCCAGATCTCCTTGGAGAGGCTCAACGGCGACGTCGCCGCATCGAGCCGGTTGCTGAGCGAGATGTCGTCGTACGGAGCCACGTCCGCCGACTCATCGATGAGCAAACGGAAGG